GTGCTATCTCGCCTAGAATCACAATAACTTTTACAAACGTTGAGGTGCCGACGTTGGGAGACGCAAGCACAGAAGAGACGCTGCTATTCGCCAACCCATTAAGTGCTGTCTCGTCCAGTAAGTACGCCGTAAAATCGCCTAATGCTTCTACCAATTCTAAAGTGGAATTGATCCGTGATGTAATGGATGAGCCCAAGTTGCTAACAGAAAGCAGTGCGCTTTTTGTGCCATCTGCAAGTAGGCCAAGGTTAGTTGATGTAATGGCATAGGAGGTATCAGTGGCGCTTGAGCCGGCAGGAGTATCGAGTAATGTTTCGCCGATGCCTGGCATTAGTCCTCGATATTATCAATAGATAGCGTTGTATTGCCTAGCTCGTCTGTTCCAACAGTACCAAACTTTTTACTAGCTTTTGGAATGATGTTGTTTATTACTATCGGTTGCTGCTTACCACCTTCGCTAACAGGTTGCGGCCTGTTCTGTATAGTTTCCATACTCATGCGAATGCGCTCTAGGGATTGCTCACTGGCAAGCCTGCGTTCTTCCATAAGCTTTTCAGACTCAGATAGCCGCATACGCATCTGCTCAAGCTCAAGCTTTTGAATCTCAAGGATATGCTGCATCTGGCTTGATTCTTGCTTAATAAGTGCTTTATCAGCTTCAGTCTGAGCATTAGACTGTACTTTAAGCATGTCAACCTGAACGCTCTGCGCCTTAATCTGCACTTCCTGCTGTGCAATACCAAGCTTTTGCTGCTCAATAAACTCTTTGAACTGCTGGTCTTGAACTTTAAGCTGAGCATTAAGCTGATCTTGCTGCATTTTAAGCTGCTGGTTTTGCATCTCAAGCTGATTCTTAACAGCCTTATCTTGAGCTTCCATTTGAGCTTGCTGCATTCTAGTTTGCGACTCAATCTGTGCAATCTGCATCCTAGCTTGCATTTCTTGCATGACAGGGTCTGGCGGAGGCGGTTGTTTAGCTGCTTCTTCTTTAGCTTTGGCAATCTCACCAATCTGGTTAAGCGCCTTAGTAAACAAGCCATCAAGCTCTTTACCGCCCTTGTAGCGTTTAATCATGTTCTGAAAAAACGCGATACTAAAGTCTAATAGCGGTGGATACTGATCAATTAAACCACGCATTTGGTCAAAGAATTGACCTGCAGAGCTAATCAATGTGCCGGCTTCTTGCTGCTGTTGTTGTTGGTCTAGCGCTACCATGGAGTCAGACGCAATTTGAATACGGTAACAACGCTTTTTGTTGTCCCGTAGTATCTCTAAAATCTGCTGCTTCATTTGTGCGACCATCTCCTCTGGCTGAGGCATTGGAGGCGGCGGTGGAGGTGGCATACCTTCCATGCCAGGCTCTGGCTGTGGAGGCGGGGGAGGCTGCGGGATAAACACCGATGGCATAATTAGCTCATCAGCATCGCCGACCTCAAAAATTCTCTCTTCGTCAAAGTGTTCCGCAATAATCGTGCCAAGGTTGCCAATAGCGTCAGAGATAAACTTAGAAAACATGTTCTGACGTACAATAAGGCCAAGGGATGACCACTGGTTTTCAAGCCTGTTAGCAGTGGCAGACTTGTACTGCTCTGAAGTACCACGCAATAGGTCAGACACTTTTAGAGTCTCGTAAAGCTGCTGTAGCGCTGTTTGCCTAGCACCCTGCAGTACGTTTAGGGCGTTAATATACGGCTCAATGTTGAGGCTCTCAATGCCGTTAGCAAGGCCGCCACGCTGCTTGTAGCTAGGCCAGTTAGTAACTGGAATAACTTTAAGGTCGCCAGTGTAGAGCTGCTCTACCTGATTACCTAAAGTAGCATCATAAAGCTGGTTAGTACGAATAGCTTGAGTAACAGCGTGGATACGAGTTGTAAGACGTTCAACCTCTAGGATTTGGTCTTTTACATGCGCGTAATCTGAGACTGGAACTACAGAATCTGGGTCTGCTGATTGCCTGATAACAGAACAAGGGTAGAACTTATCAAACCTAGTAGGTGGTTCTGAAGTCTCTAAAACAGACTTTTCGCTACCCTGCTGAATCCAGTAAACCTTACCAGTAGCTTCTGACCAAACCTCAAATATCTCAGCCTTACCCTCAAACTTGTCATCTTTACGGGCAATATCTTTCTTAATTACTTCTGGATACGAGTCGTATTTAAGGTCTTTTGCAACTTCCTTGCCAAACTTCTCTTCTGCTTCGGCCCTATCCAGGAAGGCACGACGCGCTTGCCACTCGATTTCTTGCTCGTTTCTGGCGTCTGAACAAAAGTAGTCAGAATACTGTACAATCTCAAGAATCGCCTTTTCGTCAACCTTTTGCTCAACTTCAAGGCTACTGAGCATAATACCGCCAGGGCCAGCGCGAAGATTGCTCGTATCCCCATCATAAGGCTTACCCTCTGCATCTATCAAAATACCGCTTGGATCTTGAATTAAAGCTATTTCCTGCATGACAGTTTCAAACTTTGGCATGTATCTTGCCCAAAGTACGGACTGACCTGTAAGCAGTAACTGCATAGCAGCGTTATAGCCTAGAATGTCAAAATCAAAGTGAACATCCATCGCGTACTGCACGTTACGCTCTAGAATAACGCTACCGAACTCAGCAGCTAAGCCACCGGTTCGTTTTCTAAGGTTAACTTCTGCTTTAGGAGTAGAGGAAAAGTAAGCAGGTAAAAGAGTATTATTAACATACCACCAAACGTTAAGACGACGCTCTACATCGTTTAACATTCCAGTTTGCTTTTGAGCATTATAAACGCGGATTGACTCTTCTGCGTACTCTATAAACTTTTTGCGACGTTCTGCCGCATCGGTAAGCTGTGATTTCCACCATCTAGGACTATACTTTTGTGATAGTGGCGCAATTTTCATATTCTAGCTCTGCCTTGTTGTGACCTAACGCTTGCTATATAACTTTGTAGTTTAATTAGACCTTTGTTGAATACTTCTTTGGGTTGCTCCCACTTAGAATCTATTAGCCTTGCTTTGCAGAGGTAGCGTAAGGCATCCACGGCATGGTCATTGCCGCTGGTATCCAAGTCCTCTGGCTTGCGCTTGTCTATAGTCATGGATGGTAAAGTTTCTAATAAGTATGGGCAAGTAGCAAATATGTACAGTAACGGAGGCTTGCCTACTAGCCTTTGTCTAATCTGTGACCAACCAGATAATCGGTCGTTATCAGCAGCTCTAAAGCTAGGATGCTTGTACTTGGCAAAGACAGTAGTAAATTGATCGTTAATGCTAGGACCGCCCTCGTGGCTAAATATGCTAGGGTCAGCTACGGCTATTGGATTTTCTCCCACGGAAACACTTGCGATTCGGTTAGCCTGCTCGACGTTATCAACTCCTTTTCCCCACATTTCTCGATAGATAATAAGGCTGCCTTTCGGATACGGTAATTCATGACCTCTGTCATCACGTCCAGAACTAACAGCACCCCAGACAGCAGCAAAAGGACTACGATAACCCCAGTCATAGCCCAAATAACGGGGCCAGTGTTTAGGGACGTTAAAAGGAGCAACGATATGTTTAGAGCTAAACTCAGGAAAGTAACTGCCTTCATGGATTTCAAAATCTCCCTCTAGCCACGCTCGTACAAGCTCAGGACTGCCGACCATGTGCAAGCGGTTAATGTACTCAGGATCCCTAGCTAACAAGATTTGGTTGTCATGCACCCTACTTGGTATGTAGATGTAATCAAAACCAGAACCGTTAGGTAACTTCTTTTCTAAAACCTTCATGCCTTTAGGCGCTGGCTTAATAAACAACTCTTTAAGCCAACTATGACCTATACCACCAGGGTTAAACGTAAGGATGACCTGACCGCCTCCCTTGCCTCGTAGTGCTCCAAATAGCTTCCAGATACAGGATGGGTCAGCGTAGTTACCTGCCTCTTCTATAGCGCAATCTGAGAGGTTTTGACCCTGATACTTCTCAGCGTCTGCATCATTAGCTAAAGGTCTAAAACGTAGGCGACCGCCCTTAATGAAGGTAAATTGCTTTTTCTGGTCCTGCCAGTGAGCTTTAAGCGGCAAATATATCTGTTTAGCACGCTCAATAAGGTCATCAGCCTGGGGTAGTTCTTTACGAAAGAAAATAGCATTAAAGTCTGGTCCTAATTGCTCCTGCTTTATAGCAAACTTGCCTAGTACGCCGTCAGTCTTACCACCACCTCGTGCACCACCATAGCCAACTAGAGTAATAGGGCAGGCAACTAAAGCCTCCTGCGGACCGGCCTGCGGAGCCCATACAATCTGCTCATCAGTCCTATGTTCAGCAAACCTATCGTCCACTGGTCATCACACAGTTATCACTATAAATCCGCTCTACGTCACACTTAGGATTCTGGCAGTAAAAGTACTCGCCACTAATACCAGCATATAAGCCATAAGCCGTAGTCTTTTCCCCAGCCTTTAACGTGCTTACATGCCCACAACTAGGACAACGTTGCTTATCCTTATCGTCATCCTTAAAACTGTGCTCTACCCCCATACCCGCTTATATTCCTCTTTGCTTATCCTATGCTGACCTAAATGAAAGTAACAACCACAACGATGTATACCACAATTAACCCAAGCCAGGTGAGTAACTATGCTTCCAGGACAACCACACCTGGGACACTTAAAATACTCAATCTGTTGAATCCTGACTGAGATACCTTTGAACAAACTCTTCTTTCGTGAGCGGCTTGGCACTGACAACGCTTCTTACCTCCCCGCTAATTTCAATCTGGTGCTGCTCACTCCAACCTAGCTTAGTTTTTAGCAGATGAAGTAACACTGGGGTATTACCATTCATAGCCTCCGCTATAGCCACACTAGCTAACCCTTTTTGCATCTCAGCCTGACCCTCTAAGTACTCCTCTAGGTAGTACTTCTCTAAGATATAAACACTCACTCTAGCCGTCATAGCTGTAGAACTTTTTGACAAACCGTGTTTTGCTAGGTCACGAATTTGCAATCCTAGCTGCTCATCCTTCTGGTGATCCCTAGTTTGAGGCACTACCCGCATCACCGGTGGCAACACCTCAACAGCTATTTCCGGCTCCGATATTTTGGCCAACTCCTGGGTAACTTCGACCTGTTTTAAATCGCCGTCGCTCATAAAAAACTAGCTCCTAATAGGTAGAACAATGGTTGAGTAGATATACTGGAAATTTATATGGATGGTTGGATATACAGGTACCGGTACCCTCTCCGTTTTCAAATTTGTTTGGAAAATCGAAAACCCTAATAGGCCACATACCTTGCAAGTACCTGGAATCATTATCGAATTGTGCATACCTAACTAGTTTTCCAATACTAATAACCTATCAGGGGCGGGCAACTACGCGATATCATTGAGTAATTGCGCGAACTCTTCCGTTGTCATGCCACTCGCTTGTAGTAACGCTAGTATCTCGCACATGTGGTACATGCGCTTTACCCTCTCGCGATACCGTAGAGCAGTAGTGCTGATACCTATGTACTCTGAGAACTGCACTCTGGTCATCTTCAATCGCTTGCGTATCGCTTGATAGAGGTTGCCCTTACTCATGGGTAGAGTATGGTAATGTCCCACCTTGATTCTAGCGTTAGGTCTTTTATGCAATCGATTATGATGTTGGCTTACATTAGGCCACATACCTTTAACGTACCCGATCTGATTATTTTAACGCTAGTGAAAATAATTGCATCTTTACTGTAGACAGTGAGCATCTTACACGATAGCTTGTATACAGTGATTGAGAGTAATCACACTAACTAGGGAGAATATATGAATAAGCAACCAAATATTGACACCACTAACGCAAGCTATGGCTCACGAGTCACCGACTACGTTGATTTGGGCGGTAGCTATTTCTGCTATGCGGTTTGGACACGAGACAACTGTGTAAGCTGGTTTGTAGAAGACAGGACTACCTTGTGTGAGCTAACAGATTTACCGGTTATCGTTAGACAAGAGGCTAACTTTGCCGATGCTATTGCTGATTTTGTATTCTAACCACTAACTAACTACGGAGAATATATGAACATAATCAACGCAAAACGATACGACGTATCTGACAGATATCTGCTAATCAGGAGACGACACAATCAGGACACTAACGAAA